AATGTATTCTATTAGCAGAGGCACATAGTCATCAGTTTTTTTAAGAAACACTTGAGTTTCTCCGGTTTGACAGGTAATTAATGTAGCAATCTGATCGACCTTAATTCCAGAACGCTCTTCATACATCTTAGCATAACCTGTTTCTTGAACAAAATAGTTCTCAATCCAGGATTCTTGTTTCAATTTTGCTGAAGTTTTAAAGTCAATAATAGACAAAACTCCATCGAATTCTGCAATACAATCTACTCTACCAGCAATACCAAACTCATGACTATACAGTGGTGCCTCTTGGAAATGAATGTTGTTGATGCGATTGTACATGCTTTTTGCTTGCTTAAATAGCATCAACGCAAGAAACTTATCCTTGTATTTAGTGAGGTCCAGATCGTTGTTCAAATAGTCCTCTACTATACTATGTAGTGAAGTTCCAGCAGAGGCAGCTTGATGAGAAATTCGATTTGCTTCTTCATTACCTACTCGCTTTCTCCATTCGGCAATAGAATGACGCTTTCGGTAAGAACAAATGGTAGAGATTGATGGATAATAATTTTCACCAATTTCATAGACCCTTGAACCGTTAACAGTTTTTGCCTGAACATCTTCAAGGATCAAGTCAGTTTTCACATGATTAAACATTAAATCTCCGGTTTTACTTTAAGTTTACTGAGCAGGTAAGAACGAACAAGTCCACTTCTAACAATATCGTTGACATCAAACTCAATATTAGCGAACTCTTCCATAACTTCAAGGATGTCCATGAAATCCAAGATGCCATTCTTTTCATTTGTCTTTACCAAATCTGTTTGCTGAACATCGCCTGCAAAAATAATCTTGCAGTGCTCACCAACACGAGTGATGATGGAATCTAATTCGTGGAAGTTTAGATTCTGGCATTCATCTACAATAATGATTGCATGATCTAGGGTAGTGCCCCGAAGAAATGATGTGCTCCAGAATGAAATAGTTTCTTGTGCCTTCAGATTATCATAAAGCATATCATATGCAGGATCATCTGGCATCTTAAACATATGCTCTACCATATTTTTGTATGGTATTTGATACAAGTTTGACTTGTCATCATGATCTCCAGGAAGGAAACCTATCTCTCTAGTAGGAACTAAGGAGCGTACCATGTAAAGCTTTTCATACTCAGAAGTTCCTGAAAGAATTTCTTTAAGTGCAAGGTACATCGCAATAAATGTCTTGCCAGTACCAGCACATCCATAAAGGAATAAGTTTTTACCTTCATCATATGCATCAAACACCTTTGTTTGATTATCGGTTAAAGGATTAATCTCCTTTAAATGATTGATATTGATTGGTTTTTTCCTTCTCATCTGCTTAGCAGTTGTGTTGGTGAAATCAAATTGAGTGTCCTTTCTTCTTCTTGGCATAGGGGAGATTAGTGAGTATCGATCGTAGAACCACGGTTTGCTTTTTTAATAGATTTTAGTACGTCTCTAAAACCGTCAGGGACTTTGTTTCGGATACCCGCATCTCCAACAACCCCAGGAAATGAATCATGGTATTGTTCAAGATGTGGATTATCTTGCTTGTATTTATCGAGAACAGTGAAACTCATATGAACCTCACTGATTTCTCCTGTCTCTTTATCTTTAAACTGATACGTTGGCATGATCTCCTCCATGTGATGTCCATCCCATTGCTTCTGCAACAATAGGAAACTGACCTGCAAAGATGCATTTACATTCATTTGCAATGTCCATGTGTTCTTTCTGTGTGCCGTGAGCAGAACGCAACTCAATATAATGAATCCATGAACGCACAGATCCCGTCATGTAGATACGGGTTGGCGTTGCCAAAGGCAATACAAAACGGGCACACTCCTTTGCAATTCCCTTGTCAAGCATGTTCTTGTAGAGATCCATAGCAGAAGCAAAGTGCTTCTGAATTTCAACTTCAAACTGCTGCTTTGTAAAATCATCAATGTCGTCAATAGAATTCTGACGGTTCTTTGTATCCTGACGACGAAGATCAAAGAGAGGGATCTCTTCAGCAAGCAGAGAGGAATCTGCATACCGTTGTGAGAATTCTTGATAGGTGAAACTACGGTGACGTAAAATTTGAGCTGCCAGACCCCTGGTAGTCTCGATCTCAAGCGTCATATGTGCCTGCTCAAAGACGCTCCAGTGCCCGTGTTTGATGCAATAGGACAGGAGACCAGCAACCTTTGGATTGTCCTGGTTAGAGGGGTTGCTAACGCGAGCAACGTACCCCATGGTTTTTTCAGCATCAGGGGTAGCACTAATCAATTTAACTTGCATAATACGTTTGAAAATACTTTACGATACCGTTAGGGAGAGCGTGACCTTGGGAAACCCAATCATTGCAGCATTCAGTAATCTTCTTCATGCTGTGGATAGGTTCGCCTTTTTCATCAAGCAAACCTCCAAATCGATTAAGGAGAATGTTGTAAACTTCTTGGCGTAATTCCATACGCTCGTCGTTGTAGCGCCAATCTTGTGTCATTTTTTCTTCTTAGGTGTGTTTCCCCAAAGTTTCGGATTAACCATACCATACCATGGTTCGATTGTCAAGATCTTACCATCAACTGGTTTGAGCATATCATAATATGCATCAAAAACCTTGACAATTTTAGGTCCTCTAACGTGATCACTCTGCACTTTACCATCCACTTCATAGGTAACTAACGCAGCATCAGAAGGAAATTGCTTCTTATCAATGCTACTCGGATCACAGTCGTGAGTGAACACAGTCACCCCATACTGATTCTTCAGTAAGTTTCTATCAGTTTCAGTTAAGTTGAATTGCATTGATGAGTTCTCGGATTCGGTCTTCACAGAATCCTGGATTTGATAGTCGGACTCTGTAGAAAGTTTCTTGCTCATTATGTTTCTCCTGAATGCACTTTTCAATCATGTAAATCACTCTGTCTTCGTTGACAATACTAACCATCAAATGCTCCACTGAATTTCAGGAAATGCTTCCTTTACAACTGCATGAGTAATACGATACTTAGACTGAAGGGATTTGTCTTTTACTAAACAAATAATTTCAGCTTCAGATTCGTGCAATCCTTCAAGCAATTGAATAAAAAGTTGTTCACGTTTGGAAGCTTTCAAAGAATTTGCACCTTTGATAAACCTCCAAAGTTTAGTATACTCTCTTTCAAGAACAGTGTGTTCTGTGCCAATTGGTGCATCGTTTGGGGTAAATGGAACTTCACCTTCAGGAATATCTGAAATAATATTTGGTTCAAAATTCCATTTAAATACAGACCGGAGTGCCTGTGTATTATTATCCCTAAGGATCTTAATCTTTTCTGCTTTGGTTTTTGCGTTGGACGCTTTTTTAATAACTTCAGAAATCAATAGTTTCATTAGAAATACAAAAAATAAATTTACTAATATTTAGTCTTCGGGAAAAGGATCGGAATCAAATGCATCCCGTTGCTCAAATTCAACACTAATTAGTTTTGCCATTTGAAAAGGGATCATATTACCTTGATCATCCATCATTTCCGGGTGTGGTGTAATCTGCATAGTTTCTTCGGGTTCTTCACTAATTTGTAACGTATCCATAAATGATTGGTAATACGCACTACTAAACCACCCAATTACAAATCCTAGCATAGTACCACCAATGATTAGTAGTGTAGAGAATACTAAAATTGCTGCGATGGACATCTTCTCGTCTCCCTCTGGTTTTATATCATTTTCATCCTGTTCAGGATCTTTATTACGCTTCCCCCGTAAACGCATAAACTCTTCACCTCTATTTATTGAGGTTTTTTCAGATTTATCTTCCATCAAATCAAATTATTTTCTTGAAAGTAATGAAGGGTGTCCTTAAATCCACCAATGTGTTTGGTATTAATTGAAATCTGAGGGAACGTAGCTCCTTCACCAAACTCAGCGTAGAATTGAGACTTATTAAAATCAGTTTCGTACTTATACTCTTTGTAGTTTACGTCAATACTATCAAACAACATTTTTGCTCGATCACACCATTGACAATTGTCTTTTGAATACAAAATTACTTCCATGAGATTCAGTGAGTTGCAAATAAATTTTACCAATAAAAAAGGGGTCTGTCAAGACCCCAGTTCACTCATAATAGTTTTACATTTGTCCTTATTGTTTTTACAAAAAGAACGAACGTAAGAATCAGTATCTACATCCATAGTATAATGAGCATGTGTATGTACTAGTTGTATCATAGTTAAACATCCAACCATCAATGCAACAAAGTGGCACACAGGACTACTTGCACAGCAGAGTAGATTCTTTTTAAAGTTCATAAAAAAAGGGGGTCATAAGACCCCCAGCAGAGATCAGAAGTGCCAGGTTACACCGGCTTTCGTGCCATAACCGTTGTCACCAGGACCAGCGGTGGACATCGAAACTTCGCCATAGATGCTCAGCGACTCGGTTGCAGCAACGCTACCACCAACTTTACCAGAGAAACCGCTCTCGGTGTCAGCACCATCAATTGCTACCAGCGAAGGACCGCCTTGGATGTAGTAACCCAGAGCACCTGCCTCACCGCTGTAACCGACATGGAAATCAGTTACGCTGCCATTGAAATCGCTGCCGGTGAAACCAGCATTGTTCTCAATGTTAACGTAAGGACCTGCGAACGCAGCGCCAGCGGACATGGAGAGAGCAGCAGTTGCTGCGAAAACAGATTTAATCATTTGAAATACCTCGTAGTTTTTTACTTGTGGAATGGTTACCCACAGATGTTGGATCGGATTCGACTTCCCGATCGCTTTGAAATTGTAGCACCCAATCTTCGGAGAGTAATTGAGTCTTGGATAGGTTGCTAAACTGTCACATGTGACAGTTGTAATATATGTATACAAGAAGTACACATATGCCAGGTACGGTTACCTGGCAACGGAGAGAACAGGAATCGAACCTGCGAAGGTGTTACCCCCAGCCGCTTTCAAGGCGGTGTCCTCGACCAACCGGACTCTCTCCAGGAACATTGTCGTTCCAATGCCTTACAGCATTGGCGACAATTGCAATGTTAGTGATGAGATAAGTGGCAAAAATAAAGGTGCGTAGAATAGCAACATAATCTGCTTCCTTATCATCCTTCCCTTGTTTTTCTCCAAGTGCTTTTGCCCAAATTCTCCAGAATTTAATCCGGGTATCCATCGTCATCGTTATCAGAGATTACATTGTAATTTGATTTTGTAGATGGTGTGACATAAACTTGTTCATCAGAATAAATTTCTGATTCAAGTTCAGAAACCAGTTTCTTCAACTGATTCACCAACGCCTTTAATACTACTCTATCCATCGCCATTTGTCAAGCCCCCCTGCCAGTGTAGTGGTACAGTTTGTAAACTGGTTGGTATCTGGTAATGTATTTTTCAACATGTTCATAATGTTGAAACCAACATTTCTTATTTTCAGTAGAGTCTTCCAAATAATATGGAAAACTTAGATAAGGAAACAGTTCAGATTTCCGACTGTTTTGTACTTTGATCTCCGTAGGTTTCTTCGTTCGTCGCTTGGACGTATTGACGGGCAAGGTCGATGTCTTGGTTGACTTCTTCTGCTGTTTGTTCGATGTAGATATCGTAAGTGTCTTCGATACCTTGGTTGCTGACGGAGAACTCTTCTTCGCTTTGTTTGTGGTAGTCTTCCCAGAATTCTTTGTCGTACTCTTCCTCGTAGTTGTCTTTGAGGGCAACGTTGACGAAGAAACTTTCTGGGGTTTCGCTTTTACTTTGGAAGTAGTAGACTTGCTTGATGGTTTCCGGCGGGATGTTGATACTTCTTTCTTCGGAGACGAGTTCTTTGATCGTGTCGAACGGGACTTCAAGTTTGAATTCTTTGGTGTCGGCATCTATTTTAATTTTTAATGAATCCATTTTCAATCAACCATTTACGTGTTAAGGGTGTCGGTTTGTAATCAGTCCACATTGTACCATTGGCACAGGACTCTAATGCATTTTGGGTCATTCCTTCGGTAAGTCCTGCCCACTTTGCTTCTGCTTCCCAGGGAACAGCAGACTTTGGATAGGTTTTCTCAACCATTTCACGCCAGATCTTAGGAACATCTTCTTCTGGTTTGATGATAGCAATCATACTATTATCAATAGTTCCAGCCATACAATCTTGTGCAGCGTGCCATCCCTCATGACGCATTACCGTCATAAAAACAGAAGGTCGCTTCATAAAAGCATCATTGAGATAAAAGTTATTGGTTACAGTATGATAAACGCCACGATGTCCAGGAGGAAAGTAGCGTTCGGGAGCAATGTAAACATTAACACCAATAAGAGTTAATGCATTCAGCATTCGCTGAATCTCCAATTCAACTGGTGTCCAATCGGCGTCATTATAACGCTCTTTGATCATATCAACACCCCAAACTTCACTAACATCTTCGGTACATTCTCCAAGGATCATACAACCCATAGAGTCCATAGTATAATAACCTTTTGATGGTTCTGCAAGTGCTGGTGGTGCAAATAACAGTAAAGCAATTAAGTACTTAAACATTTATACTCCAATAAACTTTTTTCAATATCAATAACTTTATATAGTTTCCCTTCAATAAACACTAGTTTCTTTTCCGGAAATGGAGCATAAAAACAAGTCCATTTAGAAGGATAAACAGTTACAGTTGCAGTTGTAATGTATGGAATCACTTTACCATGATTACCATTTTTAACAGTCTTGAATAGTCTCCAAGGACTATCAGTACTATCAGGCTCTACAAAATCATGGGTTCCAGAGTAATCAATTTCATACAACTCACCATTGGGTGATATCCAATATTCACACATACAACATTCAAGATCTTTAGTCTGAAGGTCTCCGGTAAATCCAGGTCCTAGATTGTAAGAAGATCTAACTGTGTCATATAGTCCCATGTAGTACCTCAGTAACTGCTAGATTATAATATAAAAATGAGGGGTGTCAACCCCTCTGTAACATATTAAATTATTTGTTGTAAGTGTGTCCACGATAGCAGAAGGTCCCGTGGGTTTCCTTCGGTTCATGTCCACAAACGTTATACTCAACACCACGATATGCAGTGTGAGATATTTGAGCGTCATGAAGTGCAGATGCTTTTTGAATCTGCTTCTTAATGATATTGAGGGTATTCATTTTTGTACTCCTAAAGAAATGGGTGAATTAACTCCCGTTCCTTCAGTCGTTTGCGTCCGATGTTCCTACCCTAAAACAAGATGGATCTGTTCCTCTAATAAAGATAGAAATAAACTCTAATTTTTCATTACGAGTTAACAAAGTTGACTCAAAGACTCCTTGACTCAACCAATCATAATCTTTACAAGATAATAGATTATAGTCCGGTTCAAGAGAAAACAATAAAAAGGATAGTAGCATAGGATGAACGCTCCGTTCCGCGACTTACTTGCGTCCAGTTGCCTGGATGAACGACAGGTCTAGTATAGACCAGTATTTCTATTTAGTCAAGTACTTCTTCGCTAAACAATGTTCCTTTAGAACGTCTGATTTCTTTTAGTTCTTCAAAGTTCTTTTGCTTAGTTCCACCATCATATTCCCAAGCGTAACCCTCTTCAATCATTTGCTCATTGAGGGACACTTCTGCGTCTCCGACATAGAGCCATCCGAGAAGACGCCCATACTTCCCAACACCCCCAACAAGCTCAGTGCGAATAACGAGATCATCATCCCCTTCAATAGCGCCTTTAAGTCGTTCT